AGGCTTTGGCCGATCAGGTCATCTCCACCGGCGCGTCCCTGGGGACCTACAACCGTGACCCGATAGACGGCGACTACGGGTATCGCCTCGCGTCCAAGGGTCACCGCGAAGTTCCACACTGGACCCGCGAGAAGGCCCGGGACTACTCCGTCGCGGCCTACCGGTCCAACCCGATGGCGACCGCGGTCATAGACACGATCGTGGCCTTCGCCGTGGGCGACTCGGGTGTGACGTGGCAGGCCACCAACCCCGAAGTCGCCGAGGTGGTCCGGGAGTTCTGGACGGATCCGGCGAACAGGCTGGGGCACATCCAGGAGGAAGCGTTCCGCTCGCAGCTGCTCATCGGCGAGAAGCTCTACGAGATGTTAGAAGGCACCAACTCGGGCGTGATCCGGTTCGCTCCCGTCGAGCCGTCCATCATCAAAGATGTAGTGCCACACAACGGGAATCCGTTGTGGCCAGGGAAAATAGTTCTTCCTGGGCGGGACAGCGAGGGCGAAGACCGGGTGTGGGATGTCGTGCGGGTCAACGACGACACCATGCTCCGCGAGGGCAAGGCCATATTCTGGACGTTGATGAAGACGTTGGACACAGACGTGCGCGGGATGCCGTTCATGATGTCGATCCTGGACTGGCTGGACAACTACGACACCGTCCTGTCCAACCTCATCGACCGGACGGCGCTGATGCGCCACCTTGCGTACAGCGTGACTGTGGAAGGTGACCAGTCCGACGTGGACACCTACGTCGCGGCGCGTGGCGGTATCCACGTCCCGCCGTCGGGCACGATCGAGGTCCACAACGAGTCGGTGAAGTGGGAGTCGATATCAGCGCAGACCGGCGCCATGGAAGACACGGTCGCGAACCAAAGCGTATTGACCAACATCGCTTCAGGGTCGGGTTTGAGCAAGACCTGGCTCGCGGAACCAGACGGTGCCAACCGGGCAACCTCGCTCACGATGGCCGAACCCGTGCGCCGTCGCGTCGGCTCGATGCAGAACGTCTGGCTCTACCAGCAGACCGAACTCGTCCGCTTCGTCGTCGACCGGGCAGTGGCGGCCAAGCGGCTGCCCGAGATGGTCAAGGCCCACGACCCGCGCACCGGCGTGGAGACAGACATCCGCGCATCCGAGGCGGTCATCGTCACCGGCCCCGAGATCGCGGCGGCCGACTCGCAGATCACCGCCGCCGTCCTGCTCAACCTCGCCACCAGCATCGAAAAGCTCGTGGCGATCGGCGCAATGAGCCGCGAAGCCGGCGCCATGATGGCGCGCAAGGGCTGGGAGGACTACATGGGCACGCCCTACACCGCCGAACTGGCCGAGCCCGACGCCAACCCCGACGACATCGCCACCGAAGTGGACAAGGCGCAAGAAGCACATCTGCGCCTGGTGAGGAGATAGACGTGACCCCCGTCGAAGCCGCACGCCGTCTGGGTGTGCACGAAACCGCAGTTCGCACCGTTGATGAGCGTGAGTCGGACTGTGTGGTGACGCTGCGCGACGGCACGCGGATGCTCGTCTCGGACACCGTCGCCCGTCCGTACGTGCCCGAAGTGGACGACCTCAGCGATGACGAGCCCGACGACGGCGCCGAACCCGACGAGACCAAGCCGAAGATGGCCGAGCCCACCCGCCGCCCCGTCAAGCGGACACCGGGCAAGGCAGCCTGAAATGACCGCTACGCTGTCCGCCGTGGAGCTGATGGCGTACGCGCGGGCGCTTGAAGCGGCCATGACCTGGCAGGCGTGGAACGCCATCAACCCACGCCGCCGTCGAGGTCCGGACGGCAGGTTCTCCGGCGCTGGCGGAGGGGCGTTCTCCGATATCTTCGCCGGGTATGACCGGCCGGACATTCGCAGCGGTCAGGAACTCGACGAACTGCGCCTGTCCATAGGCGCCGCCAAGCAGAAGGCCGCCGAACGTGCCGCAGCGGTCGCCGCGGAAGCTGCGAAGGCCGCACCCGCGCACGGGAAGCCGACCGCCACACCGACCCGCATGACCAAGGGTCAGTACACGAAGATCCTGAAAGACGAGCACGTCCGGCTTCAGATGCTCGACGGGAAGACCGAGAAGGAAGCAAGAGCGCTTGCTCGACCAGCGGCCTCCATCGACGAGCTGAAGGAACGCAACAAAGCTCTGCGTGGCGAACTGCGTGCTGCCGGTGTGGACCACCGCACCGAGGAGCAGCGCGACGCCGACGATGCGGAAAAGATCGGGCTCCTTGACGAGGTTGAGCGGCTTGCCGTGGCGGGCGGGCACGACGGTCCGGCCAAGCGCGCCGCAGCCACGAAGATGACCGCGCCAGAGTTGCGTAAGTTCATCCAGGACACCAAGGACTACCAGCGGCGCCAGGCGGAAAGGGCGCGGGCAGAAAGAGAAGGCGCCGCCGCCGAGGCCGCGTGGCGGGAGCAGCAGACCAAAGTTCGGGCCAGCGACCGGCAGGTGGACTACATCATGAACCTGCTGGCCCGCCGCCGCCGCAATGGTGACGGCGGCGGCTTCTTTAGCGGGCCAACTGATCGTGCTGGAGTGGCGAAGCTGTCACGGGCGGACGCCTCGGCTTACATCGACTCACTGACCGACAACTACTAAGGGTCGTATTCGGCTCGCTTCCGGCGCTGGCCTTTCTGGTTCCGGCTAGTGATCGGCCAGTCGTTCCACTCGTGACTGGCGCGCCACTCGGTGACCTGCTGGCGGCTGTACACCGGGCCGTTGCTGATCCTGGCGAGGGGCTGGGGGAAATCGTTGTACCGGCGCGACCAGTTGACGATGGTCGCCTTGCTTTCGCCCAACTCCTTGGCCAGGTCTCCGACACCGACAAGATCACTCAATTCCCACTTCATGCGGCTCCCTTATGGTTTGGGGGAGCCGGACCGAGGTGCTAACCCCATCTCGGTCCGGCCCGGGTTTCATTCGGCCATCGGCAGGCGCAGCAGGTCTGCGACGGCGATGTAGTGCTCGCCGCACATCTTCAGTCCTTCAATCTCGGGCACGTCGTGCTCGAAGTGCGTTTCGCAGGTCCCCGACGGGTGCTGGCACAGCCGCTCACGCAGTGCGTGGCCGACTTCGATTCGCAGCGTGAGATGTGCGTGGTGCTTGATGTGCGGCTCGGTCCAGCCCTTGATGAGGTCGGCGTTGAGCCGGTGCAAGTCCATCGTGATCCCGGCGATGGCGAGCGCCTTGGCGCCGCGCCGCCCGTCGCTGTCCTCGCGGCCGTACTCTCGCTCGACCCCGTAGTCGGCGACTTGCGCGATTGCTGCCTTGGTGCCGGGCGACAGCCAGGGGCGCTCGTGGAAGGGGTCGTTCTGCATCCCGGCCAGGACGATGATCCGGATTGCCTCGGACATCGGCATGTGGTGGGCCAGCGCCTGCCGCTCGATGTCCTCGGCGAGAATCTCGGGCAGAGACACCTGGAATTTCGGGCCGATCTTCGGCCGTCCGGCACCGGTACTCTCGTTCATTTGCCTTTCCTCCCTTGGCATTCGAATTTCGGATTCTTTAATTATGACGGTCGCGTCCCGGTGACGCAATAAAAGAATCCGAAATTCGGTGTCGGGTGGACGACAGAAAACGGCGACTCAAGTCTGCGAGGTGACCGATGCAGACTGCCGAAGTCGATCTGCTGGACGTAGACCCGTTTGACCTGGTGGCTGATGAGCTACCGGCCCGAACCGCTGAAGCCAGCGGATTGTCCCTCGCCGTCGCGATGCCCACGGCGGCAGAGCTGATTTCACGTGCGCTCGAGAAGTACAACCCACTCGAGCCACGCGACACGCACGGCAAGTGGACCGACGGCATGCCAGGCGACATCGTCTCCATCCCGGTCAAGGTGCTTGGCGGCGAAGTCACCGCAGGCTCCAGGCGTGGCGGCGACGGCAAGGCGACACTGAGCGCCAATGGCCGCTCTGTGGACCTCGACTCACGGGAGATCGAGGACTTCCGCCGCATGGTCGTCGATGCGCAGTACGGCGACGACGGCAAGGCCAGTTCGGGTGGCGTCTACCGCCTTACCCGCACGTCGCTCGGCGATGACGGCAAGGCCCATTCCGAGATCCTGGTCTCGCTGCGGCCTGTCGAAGGCAAGTACATCAGCGAGACGGGCAAGAAGGGCACGAGCCTGGACGATCCATCGCTGCCCGACGACGAGGAGATCTACCGCGCCGAGTTCGACATGGTCGTGGGTGAGGGCAACGACAGCGATTTCGACGACGAGCCGAAGACCCGAGTCAGCCTGAAAGACCTGGACTCTGACAACAACAAGGGCATCTACGCATCGCTGGACCGGGCCACATCTGCACGCCGGATCGACACCGGTAACGGTCCCACCGACATTTTCACCCCGCGCCGTGGCGTTGTCGGACTCCGGATGAAGGACGACAACGGCAACCCGACCGAGGTCGTTCTTAACGCCCGCG